CTGGGCTTTTCTCGTTGTCCCGCAAAACTAGAGGAGTTTCCAAACCATTGTTTTATTTATGTGTGTCATAGGCCACACCGCCGCTAGAGGAAATACTACGCAGCTATTGAGTGTTGAAATAAAATGTTGTTTGGTACAATGTCAAATTCTTGAACAAATTTTTCAAAATAACATTTCCAACTATCAGGTACCAAATCGAGAATCAACGGTATTTCAAGCGGTTGAATCTCATGCAAAGAATTGAGGTAATCTTCAACTTTGAGTTGTACAGAAACATTTATTCCATACTGCTCCTCAAAAAACAGACGCGTCGAAATACCCGGACTCCGATATAAATCTTCGTCTTTTTCAAAATCATTTAAGATCCTGAGGTACTTTTCCCTGTCCCACATATTTATGTCTTTACGATTTTCAATAAATGAGATCATGTCTTTCTTAGTACGTCCGCGAGTGCACCGAAGTACATACTGCGCTAAAGAACCAATAATGGGACATCCAGGATACTGGTGTGCCATTGATAAAGCTTTGCATCGCAACAATGTTCGACATTTTTTCTGATTGGCATTACGATATTTGTAAGTAGTCCAACCGAACGACGATAATATATCGAACGGATCTGTAACTACTTGTTTGTCTTCTTCATCAAATAAGTTTCCACAGAAACTTGCTTGACTGATTTTGTCATACTTGTCGAGTTTAATCAAAAACCCGTACTTACTAAAATCTTCTGTCGTGGGGGCTTTACCCATAAATTGAAATAGACCATCGTCCCCTTCAACCACTCCATTGACTTTATCTATACCCATCTCTTGGCAAACATATCCCATAAACATGAGATTACTAAAACCATTACCAAGAGAAGTATTCATCTCTCCACTCATACGACGAGCGAGACATGTTGCTCTGACAAATTTATTGTATATCCTATTTTTACCCATTAACACTTCCTTCATAAGGTCTAGCATTTCCGGTCCTCCGTTTGAATCCTTAAGCATATACTCATACAAAACAAATTCGCAATTTTCCATTAATTTTTGAGTAAAATGAGCCTCAAAAGAACTGTAGTCTGTAGCGACATAACACGATCCAGGAACGTAAAGCATATCATAAATATATTTAGCCCTGTCTGACACAGGTACATGCTTTATGAATTCCGGTTGAGAATATATGATTTCTTCAATGCCTTTAAACCAAGGGCCAAAAGCAATCTTTGCTGCATCATCTCGAGCATAAATGCCACGAGCATGCTTGAAATCAATGTAGTGTTCATCTTTCATGAACAACTTGATAGTGAAATGCATTAATTCTTTATATTTATTTCGTTCAAGCAAATTCAATATCTTCTCAGAATGTTCTCTAAGTTCATTTTTCCTCCATAATGGATAGTTGGTTTTATCCAACCAGGTGTCAAGACTTGAATCGAAATCCCAATGTAATTTATCGAGATTCCTTTGTTTGATCCAATTCTCAGTGTATTTCCTCAGTCCAAGTAAGAATTTATCGTCCAATATGGGCATCTTCTTACCTAGACGGGCCTTAACCCCCGCACATAAAGTAGCCGCATCTGATGGGTCAGCGTGCGGCAACAAACTACCAACTAAATGAGTTCCCAAAGATATAGCAACAGGAGGTCGCCATGGGGATCGGACTGCGTCAGAAAACAATTGAACATCTGGTGAACAATCTATCTTATTCAGTGCCTTGATCTCATCAAATCGGTAGCCAAACGCAGCTAATTTGCGTTTGGAGGTTAAAAGTTTAAAGACAATGACGAGATCTCTCTCGCATTGGCTTCAAAATAGTGCTGTAGATAGTATACAGCAACAATGTACGTATTAGAAGCGATCAGTTCACCCCTATCCACATAAAACTTAGAAATATTAATTGCTGCACCAGAACGAGTGGCACGTTTCATTCTTTCTAAACAAACATCATATGTATCACTAGGATTAACATAAGCTGCAGATAGTAATTGTCTAAATAATTCGAATGAAATCAATTTAGTTGAGGTGACATGTCTGTTCTGGAAGAATCCAGGACTTTTTAATTTTATTATTGCTCTTCGTATATCGGCAGAATGTTTAAATTCTCCATGACTATTAGCATCTTGTCGTTCGTCATCACTCACAGTTCTATGTAACGTATCTAATTCTTCGTCATCAGGCATTATGTTGACGGAATTGCAAATTGAAAATTTTGAAGATAAATCCAAATTCAATTGTTTTGACCACTCAAAGTAAAACCCACGATCAACGCAGGTATTTAGTTTCATAGTAAAAGTCTGTTGAATCCAATTTTCAGCTTTTGATATTTTATCGGACACATGATCCATTCCTTCTTTAATAAAGCTAAGCTTCTCCTTGAAGTCATCAAAAACGGAGCTGAACATCATCGACCACGATTCTTCAATATATGTAGTTCGACTAACTTCAACTTCTTTGTCTACCTGATATTTAGGGACGATAGGATTCACAACTTCTATTTGAGTTGGCATGGCATCATTTTTGAACGCTCTCGCCGTGCGTTTTTCTTTGATTAATTGTTCAGCTGACGCTAACATACATGGTCTTCTGTTGTTGAACCAACAAATGATACCATTGTAATTTTGGTAAGCACCAGGAAACCACAAATCTCCCCGACATCTGGCTGATGCGTATTGATCAATGAGACGTCGTCTTGTTCTGCAATCCATGTAAACATCATCATGCAAAACTTCCAAAAGTTCAGTACTAAAGACGTAGTTTTTGTACACTCGAGGATCCCGAGGTCCAATGTCTACATCGGATAATTTATAAATGAATTTAGTACGCGATTGTGAGAATGCATAAGCCAATTTGACCTGCATCAAATAAAAATCGAAATTACCCGTGTGTTTTATATCATACTTGTATCGACCACAATGATCAAACAGTTTATAATTATCTAAAATATGATAAAATTCATCGCAGATAGTTTCTTCCCAATCGATTTTGGATTTACCAAATGCAAATTTCAAATATACCAATCGTCGATCAGTACCATAAGAAAGTAGGTATTTGGCACTTTGTGGAAGAACAACTTCTTTTTGTTCTAAAACCGGTAGAGGTGGAGGTATAGGAATGGATTTTTCATAACTATTATGAGATTCAATCATCTCAGGTTCCTCATGAACATATCTCTGTCTCAATCTTCCATTCTTCTTGGGGTGTTGATTGATTATATGTTCCTCTGTGCCTTCTAATAACTCATAACCACTAAATGCATCAAGCATAGTGTGTTCTTCAGAATTATTAGTGAAAAATGGAAGCATAGTAAAATAATTATTCTCATCTTGAAAAGTTTCTACCTCTGCTTCATTTTTAACTGCAACACTACCGTCGTCTATATTAATTAATTGATAAACTTCCAACCAATCTTGAAAGTTTATTCTAGATGCATCTCTAATTAATCTTGTAGAGTTACATCTCAATTTAATTTTTTCATAGATGTCAATACAATGTTGTTCATTCGAACATTTAACATAGACGATTTTATTATTTAATGATGACATCTCTCTCCCGATTTTGACACTACGATAATCACCGACAATTATTTCTAATTCGTCAGGAGTAATGTCGCCAGAATAACTTACAACTAACCTCGGGGTATTTACTTTAGGTTGTTGTTGTTGTTGTTTAATTACTTTCAGTGCTTGCTGCTTTGGTTTATTAATATGTGCAAAGACACCGTTGTTATTCTTCTTATTATTATTATTATTGTTTGTCTTATTATTTTTACCAGATTTCTTGAAATTTTTATTTTTATTTGCTGGTGGACCAGGATTTTTCTCTATGACCCACTGAGCTGCAGCATTAAGATATTTGACTCTTACTTTATTATTTCGTGTGCCGTCTAGCTCTTTGAATCCAAGTACATTTAAATCATACCTTATGTACTCTTCATCCATTAAATGTGAACAACAGTCTAACATATATAGCTGTGTCCTACCTGATTTGAAGCATAAATTCTGCAAGTCTTTCTCGATGGAAAGATCGTTCAGTTTTCTAGTCTTAATAAATAATGGCTTCAAAAACCCATCGCTGGTACGATAAGGTTTAATGTGCACTGAAGGATTCATTGCACAAACAAGACAAAAATTGTCATACTCAAGTAAATGTAAGTATGAGACAAACTCGTCAGAAATGATTTCTATCTTGTTGCTAGAATTTTGTGTGGGGCTACCACTTCGCTGTGTGGAAGATCCGGCACTTCCGTCGCCATGTTCGTTGATCCAGGAAACTTCGACTGGATTTAATAAGGCCTCTAAATTCGTTATTGGTGTCTGCATATTTGAGATTAAGAAAATAAAGGCGGAAGATCTGCTCGTCACTCATTCAGTTACCCGTTGAAAGTCAGCATGCGTATTGACGGGGATGTTTACATCTTTTGAATTTAAACCAATTCATAGGGGCAGCGTGAGAATGCCAAAGCTGAAGCACGTAGAGATGAGACTACGACTCGTAAAGGTAACTTTCATACTTATTATTCAGAGTTACGCCTGAATAATGCCCCCAAGCTGGGGGCCAAAACCTGCACAGTCATATGGGGCTTAACAAGAGTAAATCTTGCGCCAAGTATTGTAAAAGTCATCAATACTTGGGGCCCTTCGACAAAACGTCAATGTCAGCGTCCTATTTACTACTACTCAAGGTTCCTG